GTTCTAGATTGTCTCGGGTCTATTCTAACAAATAAATATTCTGAAGGTCTTCCTGGTAAGCGCTATTATGGTGGAAATGAAGTCATTGACAAAATTGAAAATCTATGTATTCAACGTGCTTTAAAAGCATATCATTTGGACCCAACTTTGTGGGGATGTAATGTACAGCCATATTCAGGAAGTGTGGCAAACTTGGCAGTATATCTAGGATTATTGAAACCGCACGATAGAATTATGGGTTTAGATTTACCAAGTGGAGGGCATCTAACACACGGTTTTATGACTGATAAAAAGCGCGTATCTGGAACATCTGTCTATTATGAATCAGTCCCCTATAGGGTTAATGAGCAAGGTTTTATAGATTATGATGAACTTGAAAAATTGGCTGAAGTAGTTAGACCGCGTCTAATTATTTGTGGAGCTAGTGCTTATTCACGTGATTTTGATTATGAACGCTTTCATAAAATTGCAAAAAAGCACGGAGCATATTTAATGGTCGATATTGCGCATATTTCAGGATTTGTTGCTACACAGGAAATGCGTTCACCTTTTAAACACTGTGATGTTGTTACTACTACAACTCATAAATCTTTGAGAGGCCCGCGTGCTGGAATTATATTTTTTAGAAAGGAACTAGAGCAACAAATTAATGAAGCAGTTTTTCCAGGATTACAAGGTGGTCCACACGAAAATCAAATTGCAGCAATTGCTACACAGTTACGTGAAGTACAAACACCAGAATTTAAGGAATATATTAAACAAGTCCGTTCAAATGCTCGCACCCTTGGATTTGCTTTAGAAGGAAATGGATTTAATATTATTACAGGTGGAACTGATAATCATTTGATGTTAGTTGATTTAAGAAATAAGGGAATTTCTGGTGGCAGAGCTGAAAAGATCCTGGATTATGTTGATATTTCAGTTAATAAAAATACAATTCCTGGTGACCAGTCAGCTCTAAATCCAAGTGGAATTCGTATTGGAACTCCCGCTATAACTACACGAGGACTTAAAGAAAATGATATGTACTATTTGGCTGATACAATTAATAAGGTTTTAACAATTGGCCGCACGATTCAAATTGAAAAGAATCCTAAAACAATTAAGGAATTTGCGGAATATTTTAAAGACTATACGGAACTATTAAATATTAAGGATAGAATTCATAATTGGATGAGAACAAAACCATTCTATGAGTAATTATTTTGTTTAAATTTTATTTTTGTTTATAAATGTCATCTTGGGCTACTCGTAATATTCCAAGAAAGCGTGATTTATCGCAAATTCCTGAAGCGTTAAGACCCCAAATTGTCCCTCGAGCTGCTAGACCTGAAGTAGTTATATCTGAATCATTTCAAGAAGTTTCACAGAATCAAATTATTTTGAGCAATCGTGTTAAAGAAGAACCTAAAAAGTCAGCAGAGCCTGTTGTAAATCCAAGACAATATGTTAATAAAAAGATTGATTTAGTCCCTGGACCAGGAGCATTTGAACTTGTATATAAAGAAAAATCATATGTTTTTGTTATTTTACGTCATTTACGTAATACAAGGGATAATGATTTATGGATTTCTTCTTATAATTCTATAAGAAAGTATTATACAAATAAAATTATTATAATTGACGATAATTCGGCAATAAATACAGTCGATGGAAAGTTAAATAATGCTGAAATTATCAAGAGTGAATTTAACGGTGCTGGTGAAATTTTGCCATATTATTATTTTTTGAAATATAAATGGGCTGATAGAATGATATTTTTACACGATAGTATGTTTATTAATAGACCATTTAGAGATAGCGAATTAGAAGGAGATATTAAATTTCATTGGCAATTTGATAAAAATAGTGAAAATGATTTTAAAAAGATTAATAATTATTTATCAATGTTACAACATAATACTGAACTACAGACATATGCAACAGATCCTGATACAAAATGGTATGGATGTTTTGGAGCTGCTTCCATTTGTAGTCTATCATCAATAAAATATATAGAAGAAGAATATAAATTATTTTCAAATTGTGTACTTTCTATAAGATCGCGAAAAGATAGGGAAACATTTGAAAGGATATTTGGTATAGTATTATATTATGAAGGAATTTTTGATAATGATGAGTGTTCTAATTTTGGAAATATATTAAAATATCCAGGAGCATTTGAATCAGAAAATAATAATATTGAAACTGCTACTCATATTTTAAGACAAAAAGGGTATGATACGGCTATTATAAAGGTTTGGAGAGGAAGATAAATATTTATGTGTAATAAAATTATTATTTTTAATATTAATTTTATTAAATGAGCTCATGGATTCAGAGTAAAATGGTAAGAAAATCCACTTTAATAAATAATATTATAACCCCGTTTATTCCAACATTTCATATATTAATTGCAACTGGAGGAAGGCCATCATTATTAAATATGCTAAATAGTCTTAAATTTGAACTAACTATAAATGATGCTATTACAATAATTTTTGATGGTGAAGGAGCTTTGGAAAAATCAACTTTTTCCGAAAAATGGCTAGAAGGGCACAAATCAAAAATAAATATTATTGAACAAAAAACACAACTAGGATTTTGGGGCCATGGAATACGCAATCAATATCAAGGTACATTAAATCCAGAAACAACATTTATTTTAAATGCTGATGATGATGATATATACAAAGAAGGTTCCTTTGCAAAATTAAGACAATTATGCTCCGACAAAAATACTTTATATATTGCCAAATTTTTTGATAAAAAAAAAAATGTATATGTTCCTTCTCAAAATTATAAAATAGAACTTAATGATATTGGAACACCTTGTGGTATTATCCCATTTTCAGTTGCTAACAAATCCATATGGGGTTTAAAATATGGAGGTGATTTTGACTATTATGATAAATTAAAATCTAACATAACAAAAATTAAATTTTTAGATATTGTAATATATGAAGTATAAATTAATAAATACTAAATTGATATATTCATAAAAACTTTGTTAATCATTGTTAATTTATTATTTTTAATAAAATCATATATATTAAAATTAACTCTTTCAGATATATTAATATTTAACTTGCCTTTTTGTTCAAATAATCCAAAATAATACCTATGTATTCCTGATGGGGGATTTGGTCCTGTATATGAAAGCACTTCATTATTTGGACCAATATTATTTGAACTTTTAAGATTTGTTAGTATCCAATGTATATATGATGGATTTGGAGCATCTGGGTCCCACATAACTAATGTATAAAACTTTTCAGTATGTGGAAATGTTATATTGGGTGCAGATTGTGTTTCTGATTTTGTTAGAGTTAGATTATTTACTACTACAGTTTGTCCGTATTGTACTTTAAAATCAGTTGTACCTCCCGATTTTTTATGTTTACGTGTATAAATTCTTGTATTTCTGCGTTTTCTTCTAAATGTTTTCTTTATTTTAAATTTCATTATTTCTACTATGAAAATTTAAAATAAATATGGACTTAAACTATGGCTAATTAATTACATAAAATGGAAGATGATACTATTTTGGAAATAAATCAGCAAACAGAATTCTTAATTCCTTATAACAATACTAAAAAATATTCAGCGCTTTTTTATTGTACTATACAAATTTTAGCAATATTACTTATTGTTAGTATTATATTAGTAGTTGGATATTTCATTTGGAAATAGATTCGGATGTAATTTTATTATGTCTATATCGCTTTACTCGTTGCGCGGTTAAGAAATTACTACATAGAGTCTTTAAAATTTCTTGATTATTTTTATTATCATCTAGAGATTTAATAAAACTATTCCATCGTTTTTGCCAAGTTGGGTCATTAGGATTATCTCCTGTTTGCTCTTCTGTAAATTGTTTAAATATATCAATTTTATCATCCAAATATGCTCTAACTATTGTATGTGCAGGCCATTGTTGCCTATTGTCATTATCAATTAGTTTAGAGTTTTTATTATAACAAAGTTCATTATGACGGATTCGTCTTAAATCTTCTACAAATTCTTTAATAAGTTTTTCAGAATCTTTCTGGGTTTTCCCTTTAATACTTAAAATAAATGATGCCCATTTAGTATCCCAATCTTGAATTTTTGAAATATTATTATTTTGTTCGCAATATTCTTTATATTGATTTTCATTATTTGAAGAGATAGCTTCATAAATTTGTTTAGTTTTCCATTGTTTTATTTCTGGTTCTTTATTTTCTTTTTCCAGTATTTGTTTAATATCTTTAGAAATTTCTTTTGGTAAAATAATTTCTTTAATAATATTATCCTGTTCTTCTTTTATTTTATTAACTGTATCATTTACTAAAATTTTTATACCTACTTTTCTAGGAATATTTATATTTGGCTTTGTAATATCTTGAATTATATATGAAGAATCTATTTGTAGTTTATCCAATTCGGCTATATATTGTTTAGCACTGTCGAGTTTATCTATAATATCTATTCTATTTGATTTTGTAGTAGCCCATCTTCTAGCAGTTAATTGATTAGTTTGCGAATTTATAACACCATTCTCTTTAAGTTTTTGTATAGGATGACCCTCTACTGTAAAGAATTCTCTATATGTTTCATTACTTATTTTTTCTTTATAATAAACAATAAATTTAGGTAATATTGTATTTTTAATTGATTCTGGTAATTCTTTGGCAGTTTTATGACGTTTAACTTTATCTCTATTCTCATTTTGAATAGATTGGGTGGTTATTCTTAAATTAGATAAACGATTATCTAATTTATTTCTATTAATATGGTCAATTGACGATTTGCCTTTTCCATTTCCATAATGATTCATTAAATGTTGATGTAAAGTTAAAACAGTATCTTTATTATTTATTACCGTTCTACATCCAGCATAACCATTTTTTCCAATAAACCATGATATTTGTTTATCATTAACTATACGTATTCTATCAAGGCAGTCAATATCAATAATTATATAAATACCTGGATTACAATAAATTAATATACAATCATTATTGTCCTTATCTTTAGAATAATATCCCCAATTTTGTTCTAAACCAGCACTTTTTCCAATATTATTAATAATACCATTAATACGTTCACCTATTGTAAAACCGTCAGGAATTGGAATACTCATATTTGTATCGTCTTTACCTCCCATATATTTTTTATATTAAATCAATTTTTAAATTCTTTATAAAAATATTGTATGTGCTATTTAATAGTACACAAGAATTAGACGTGTATATTATGTTATAGTTTATAACATATATATTATCATAGATTGTATATATGTTGTATTTAAATAATATTTTTTATTTTATTTTATTTTTGATATATTATTTTAAATAATATAAATATTGTATTATAATTATAATGAAACTTGTTTAGTTGCTGTATGCTAGCGTTTAACCCGTTTTATATTACTATAAAACCCAATAAGCTCTCCTTACATTTGGTATATCGGCCATTTGTAATTCCTCTTATTGACCCTATCTCTAGGGGGACGGACTTTATCTTATGCCAACTCATTGACAACTTATTGGTTCGTTGTTCAAGTCGCTGTTGGCCCACTGACATTAAGTCTCTGAACTGCATCCATAGATGAGCCGAGGCGTCATCATTAGGACTTGGCTGCGGATTGTCCTTATTCATTAGATTCTTACCATACCCTTGAGTTTCCCCAAGGTGCTTCTGGGCAGGTCTTTCGACCCCAGAGCGGTACCAATGACATAACAGGAGTTTCCCGCAATTTGACAGTGTTGCTTGCTTGCTATTAAATAGTCAAGCCGATATATAAACTTGCCCCAGATTTAGCTGAGACAATTGGTGGCATAGCATAGTACTCACAATTTTTACCCAATTGTTAATTAGGCATTGGAGTACATCTAAAAATTTACCACCCATTCCTGACATAATACGGAGCACGTTGTAGTTAGTAGCGTACACGTATACAGTAGAGCTCAAGCTGCTACCAACAGCGTTGTTGGAGACAGTGAGCAAGAGAGTTGTGTTGTCAATACGAGACAAGTTGCAAGTACCACTGGGTTGGTGTTGCTCGGGTTGGAGAGCAAAAGAGTAAACGTTCACACCAACAGCAGGGATGTTAGTGTGGTGTTGGTAAGGCTGCACCCAGTTGAAGTAGTTACCGTCACGAACAGAGAATCTGTCGTGGCCGTTGAGCTGGAGGAGAGCAGTGATAGTAGGGTTCTTACCAGCCATACCTTCAACGCGAGTGACTGAATAACCAGACTCGAGAACAGAGCGGTCCCACCAGTCAGAGAAGTTGAAGGGCTGTTGACCCTTCCAGGGGTTGATGACGTTGTCATCGCAAGACACGAAGGAGTCGCGTTGGACAACCCAGATGAGCTCCTTACAAGGGTGGTTGAAGTTCAACTTGAGCTTGTTGGCGCTGGAGGTGATGGATTCACCGCCAGTGAATTGGAGCACATCGATGAGGTACTCGTGAGAGACCTGGGCGAATTTACGACGTTCATCAGTATCAAGGTAGATGTAGTCAACATAGAGGGAGGCAGCAGCAAGACCGCATTGGCCGACACGGTTGCGAACGGCGTGGGGGTCAGAGCTGTTGGAGTAGTCCCAGCAGAGGTTGTTGAGGGTGTTGAACTCGAGGTTGATACGCACTTCGTGGTATTGGAGAGCGATTAAGGGGAGAGCCAAACCAGGGTTGCGGCAGAACCAGAATTGGAGAGGGATGTACAAGGTGTACATAGGGGCGCAAGAAGTGATAACTTCAGAAGTGAGGGGCTCACCGCCATAGCAATCATTGTCGCAAGTAGAACCACCTTGGTAGAGGAGGTTAGTAAGTTCAGGAACGTTACCAACCATCTTGGCATAACCAGCCTGCTTTCCAGGCTCCTGGGTGAGTTCGTTCCAGATGTGGAGCCATTGACCATATTGCTTGTCAATGCGTTGACCACCAATCTCGATCTCAACATAGTTGATGATGTTGTGACCGATCCAGTTGAGCCAACGGAATTGGGCACCAGAACCATCACCACTCTGGAGTTGCACTTGAGGGAGAGTGGCCTGGAGGTACATACGATAGATCAAGTCACCATTACGTTGGATGGTGCAAGTGACCTTCTTACCGAAGTTAGGGGCACCATTGAAAGGGTTTTCGATGGACTCCATAGCAAAGTTGGTGTGACGTCTGTACACCACTTTGAAGAAGGTAATTTGAGGATTACCAGTTAAATAAACATCTTGTGCGCCGTAAGCGACTAATTGCATGAGTCCGCCTCCTGTCATGGTAGTTCTATACCTTAAGAAAACAAAAAAATTTTGACAAAACACACTTTTTAGTGAAATTTGAAATTTTGCCGGAAACAAACAAATTTTTAGTTTTTACTAAATTTTAATATAATATATTATTAAATATATTATATTAAATTATAATGAAATTATAATGTAGTATCGTATTAAAATATAAAATTGATTTAGATATATTAGTATAAAATCTTTAGAAAATGTCTGAAGAAAAGCCAAAATATGTTCGTAAAAAATGCGAACATAATAGATATTCATTTCAATGTAAAGAATGTAAAGGGACAAGTATTTGCGAACATGATAAACCAAAATATTATTGCGATGAATGTAATAATAAAAAATATGTTCATAAAAAATGTGAACATGGTAAAAGAAAATGTCGTTGTATAGAATGCGGTGGAGGAAGTATTTGTGAACATAAAAAAGTTAAAAGTAGATGTAAATTATGTAATGGAAGTGAATTATGTGAACATAAATTACGAAAAGAATATTGTACTGTGTGTAAAGGAAGTCAAATTTGTGAACATAAACTGCGTAAAGAAAGATGTATTGATTGTGGAGGAAGTCAAATTTGTGAGCACAAAAAAGACAAACATAATTGTGTAGACTGTAATGGAAGTAATATTTGTGAACATAAAAAAATAAAATACCAATGTGTAGAATGTGAAGGTAATAGAATATGTGAGCATAAAAAGCGCAGATGTATTTGTAAAGAATGTGATGGAATTTATTTATGTCCTCACAAAGTAGTAAAAAATCAATGTATTATATGTAGACCAGAAATTGCTTGTCAGCATTGCCATACTGTATCAATAATATCTTCAAAATGGGCACCATATTGTTTTAGATGTTATTGTGTTCTAAATCCAGATGCTGAAATACCTAAAAAATTTAAATTAAAAGAACACTTTGTAAGGGATGCATTAAAAGAACATTATCAAGAAAGTTTAACAATGATATTTGATAAAACAATTGAAGGAGGTTGTTCAAGAAAACGCCCTGATATATTTATTGATTTTGGTTCACATTGTTTAATTATTGAAATTGATGAAAATAGACATATAAACTATATTTGTGAACAAAAAAGAATGATAGAGATTTATGAAGATGTAGGTTTTAGAAAGGTTATATTTATTCGATTTAATCCAGATGGATATTCAGAAGATACTAAAAAATATAAATCTCCATTTAATTATACAAAAACAGGAATATTAAATATAAATAAAAAAGAAATGAACCGTCGTATAAAAGAATTAATACATAATATAGATACATTAAAAGAAAATATACCAGAAAACGATTTTACTGTAAATTGTTTATTTTATGGAGATTTAACGCATAATGAAAATGACATTTTCTGACTAAAATTTATTCAGAGGGATTTAAACCCCGTGTATGAATACCGTATAAGTATATTCGCACAATGAGTGATGGAGCATTTTTTAAAGTAAAAAGTTCAAAGCGTTCCAACCCAGAAGCCCGCACAACACTTGATGCGATTCATAATCAAAAAGTTCAAAATATGATTGAACAAAAAGAAAATCTTATATTGTACAAAGAAGAACTGGCTCAAATAAAACAAAAAATAAATGAAACTACATCTGATATTGATATATGGCGATTAGAAAGGGATGCTGAAATTCTTGAAAAGAAGATTAAAGCAATTGAATCTGATTCAGAATTAATGGATTATTATCTCAGAACAGGTGATATTCTTTATAATTATTATGATATACAAGACCAAATTCAAAAAGGCACTGCTAATTTTATTAGTAATAAAGCCAAACCAGGTTCTATTCTTGCCATTTTGGAAGAGGTTGCCCAAAAAGATGATAAAAATACAGTTATTGTTCCTCAAGAGAAAAAAAGTCTTCAAAGGCATCAACTTCTTAATGATTATCTTCAGTTAGAAGACCCATCTATGGCTAGAAATACAGTTGAAGAATATGATGACCCTTGGACAACTTGTGAATTATGTGGAAATGAAATGATTATGTGTTTAAATGAAGCCAACCTTACTTGTTCAAAATGTGGGCATCAAGAGTTTATTCTAGTTGATAGCGATAAGCCATCTTATAAGGATCCTCCAAGAGAAGTATGTTATTATGCGTATAAGAAAATTAATCATTTTAATGAATGGTTGGCACAATTTCAAGCAAAGGAAAGTACTGAAATTCCAAATGAAATTTATGATACTATTCTTGTTCAACTCAAAAAAGAGAAAATTACTGATATGTCTCATTTGAAGCCAACCAAATTGCGTGAAATTCTTCGAAAGATGAAATGTTCGAAATATTATGAGCATATTCCACATATTATTAACCGTCTAAACGGACAAAATGCCCCATTTATGTCTCGAGAGGATGAAGAAAAGTTGCGACATATGTTTCGTGAAATTCAACCGAGTTTCAAGAAACATTGTCCAAAAGGTCGCAGAAATTTCTTGTCATATGGTTATGTTCTTTATAAGTTTTGTGAACTATTGGAAATGGATGAATATTTGGGATGTTTTCCATTGCTTAAAAATCGTGATAAACTATATTTACAAGATAAGACCTGGCAGAAAATATGCGAGGAGATGAACTGGCAATACATACCAACAACGTAAAATATTATACTTTGAACAAGAAAGATATTTATATATTTTAAAATACAGATTAATAGTTCAGTCCAATAAGAGTACCTATATCAGGATAATTATTAATTAAAAAATTTATTTTACGTCTACTTAAATATTTCCAAGGAGCGTGTATACCAAAACTTTTTTCGTAAAAAACTGTTTCTACTGAAAATGTTTTTGCTTCGTGAAACGTCGGTTTCTTTAAATATATTTTTGATTGATAACTAAAATATAAATCCTCATTTTCAAATAATTTAGAGTCTACATTTTCACATATTTCTATCATTTTACTTTTGCGTCTTAATGATAATCCTCCATTTCCTACATTACCGTCCCTCCAAGGTGCGCCTACATAATCATATTCCAAAAAATTATTAATTTGGTCTTTATTCTTATCCAAAATTATTGTATCAGTTTGAAATATTAAAATAATTTCTGTATCAATACATTTATAGAAATTAGAATTTTTGCATATAGTATTATATTGAGATATTGTTAAATTATCTACTTCTAATTGCACTAATCGAATAATTCTATGTTTAAAGTGCGATAGTTCATTAGATAATATATTTTCAATAAACTGTTTATTTTTACGACCGTGGAAAATCATAATTCCCCAATCTTCAGATAAATTTGTTAAAAAATTATTTAATACAAAACTTAACGCTTTGTGTTCCCTGGGTTCAATTATTACTGCGGTATATTTAAACATATTATTATTATCATAATATATTGCTTTATATTATAAATCCAAAAATTTAAAACTTTAAAAAAATCTCAAATATTCGATTATGTATTAAATAAAAAGTTCAAAACCAGGGGGGTATATCAACTATTTTTATTTAATGTTGAAATGGATTAGCAAAATTTAGGTTGTAATATAGTTTACATACGCATAGGAAAGCCAACCAAATTTGCGCCAAGGCCGAATCCTGCGCCCTGTCTTGCAGTAACGCCAACAGAAGGGCTTACAGCATCAAGGATAGCGAACACAACCGCGGCAAGGACGGCAAGAGTAGCAACTTCATCAAGAGGAAGAGCCTTCTTGGGGATGAAGATAGCAGCAGCAGCAATTACAAGACCTTCGATAAGGTATTTGATTATACGATTAACAATTTCAGCGAATCCGTAGCCCATCATTTTCTATATTCAAACTTTAGAAAAAAACTCACAATTGAAATTTATTTTGCTATCGTGAGTTTAAAGCTTGGAGTCTCAAGCAATATAGATAGAATGAGTGCCAAAAATGAACCAACCGTAGTGGAAGACTTTCTTGACGAGGATACCGAAATTCCTGGTCAACGTTATGTTCTTTTGAGCTTCCTCAGTCCGGAGAAAGTTCTCGATAAAAAAGACTTGTATTTCTTTAAAAAGTTCCTTGAAAACTATGAAGTTGAGTGGAAGGTTAAGAATCTTGAAAAGTATCTCGTAGATGTTGTTAAAAATATTAATGACCAATTGGATGACCGTGCTCGCGAACTTGAAAAGAATGACCAGGCTGAACAAGCTGCTCTTTGTCGTAAGAACCGTGTAAGTATTGATAATTTGATGAATACTTTCCAGACTTTTGTACAGAAGAATCGCGGTGATATTAATAAGACCAAGATTGCGGAGGCCTATGATGATTTTATGTATACTAATAAGGCTAAATTGGAGGATGAATTTTATGCTATGAATGAATTCCGTACATCCGTACGTGGACTTAAGGTGCGTGGTATTTATGGAAACCCCAAAGAGGCAGAACTAAAGGCAAAGAAACTCCAAGGTAAGGATAAATATCATAATATCTTTATTGGCGATGTTGGTAAATGGTTGCCTTGGGACCCTCAACCTCACGAAGTCAAGGAACAAGAATATGCTCAAGATGAACTCAATAATCTTATGCGCAAGTACAAGGAAAATGAAGATAGTCGTGAACAGTTTTTTGAGGAGCGTTCCAAAGGTGGTGGAAAGCAGGTATTTGGGGCATCAACTGATGGAGGTAAGGCAGCATCTGAACAATTTGGCAGTATGTTCGGAGGACAAGGAGATTTGGCACTTCAGCGTAAAATCGAAAAGCCTTCTGTAACCATTGAAAAGGTTGAGGAAAATGCAGTTGTAGAACCTGAATCAAAGTAAAGTAATTAATTAACAAAAGTACATTATTTAAATAATTATTTTTTGTTAAATTTAAGAATAATATCCAGTTACTGGAACGGGTCCACCAACATAGGTAGGAATACAGGCTTGAGTAGTTCCGTCACAGAAGTATCCTTCAGGGCAAGGAGTTCCATCTTCGTTAGGTGAGCGACAGAGATAATCGGTATTGGGGTCGGGACGCCAAGTAGGAAGTTTAGAGGCGGAGCCAATTGCGGGGATACCAGCCACTTCACCATTCACAGTTGAGGGACCACCTTCAGGAGCCATATCCTGGAAACCAGACATTACAAAGTGAGGTTCATTCTTTCCAATATAACTTACAATCATAGGTAGCACAATTACTGCTACAACTAACAAGACGAACATAGCGCCAATTCCCATTGATTTAGTGCGAGCCATTTTCTAGCAAAAGCATAGGTTTTATTATTTTGTAGCATCGAAACCTTTTAAGCATAAGGATACTTTGTCGGTGGTGTCATAGGCAAATCAGATAGAGGAGGCAACTTTGGAGGAATGTCTGATTTGCAATATCCATTCATACACCGTACGCGCTCTCCAGAACAAGATGGCAAATCTACTCCACAACGTCCAGGGTCAACAAACCCCTCGGAAGCTCCTGGTGTTGTTACTAAATATATCATCATTCCAATTACAAGAACAATAAATACTGTTCCCGCTAAATGTCTTAGTTTCATATCCATTTCTTATATTTATTAATATTTCTTCTGTACATTAATTTGAGGACCTTTTAGTCTAGCACTTGAACGAGGGTCAAAGTTATTAACATCTTCTTCTTCTTTGAATCGTGCCATCATTTCAGATTGGCGCCATAATTCTGGAGAACCTAACTTAAAATCACCGTGAATATCAGCTTTATACCAGAAAATTGTATCCTCCATTTTATTGCTTTGAGTATTATTATTAATAACCAAACATTCATAATTTTGAGTACACTGGTCCATCATTTGACAGAAAAATTCAAACGATGGGAAAGCAGAACCGTAATTTTGGAATAGACGCTGCCTATTATTCATATATGGCTCCCTCAAAATAAATACATAATCTACATTGGTACGAAGAGCAGGCTGAATACCAAGTGGGAACTGCATAGTGATAATAAAGAACACCTTTAACCAACGACCATTCATAAACAAATATCTAATATTTTTATCGTGAGTCCAGGAATCATCATACATACAGTCATCAAGAATCAAAAAAGCACGAGGGTCAATATTTGCCTTTATACCACGAGATTCATCTTGTTGGATTTTACTCATAACGAGCTTCTGACGCTTAACGAAACTAGCCAAAATTACAGGGTTGTATTCACCGTGAATGAACATAGGAGGAACAATCTTTTTGAAGAAACCGTTTGACTCTTCTGTACCTGAAATTACACAACCCATTGGGATATCTTGATGGTGAAATAAAAGGTCACGGACAAGAGTTGATTTACCAGTACGACGGCGACCAATAAATACTACTACCGCATCTTGTGGAATAGACTTCATAACGAACTTCCGGAGGTTAACATTAACTCCACCTTGACTTGCCATTGTATTCTATACAAAACAAAAATAACTAGTGCGCTAAGGAAACGCACCTACAAGTCTTTGAAACAAGAAGATGAAATCTATACTTAAGTCTCTTCAAGATGAACCCTGTAGAGAAAGGGATATATCTGAAAACGAGATTTCAACATTTTCAAATTATGAATACCTACAAAGATATTATCCAGCCCTAGATATTTTTAAGATTTCGGAATCTTCTTTTTGTCATAAAAATTTGGAATTACCTTCAAAATATTTTATTGATAATTGGATTTCATTGTCTGATGGAGAAACAAAAATATGGAATACAACCCGTTCATCCATTTCTTCAGATTCCATATCCGAACCCTGTAAAACTTTTGTAAAATGTGTACATTTACTTAACCCAATTGATATGATTAAGGAAAAATATGTTTGCCCTGAACATCCTTTACTTCCTCAAAGTGAAAATACTTGGAAAAAAACACTCCTAAAACTACATAGTCATAATAATCAGGCATATGTTGATACTGTATGTAATTTTGTACTCAGTCGCTTTAGAGAATTAGATTTGACTCCGCATTGTAATCTTTTTTACGGGGCAGCAACTGGAATTAGTAAAAAATATCAATTTAATATTTCAAATGAATTTGATACATATCGCCAATGTCGTTGGTTCTGGAAAGGTATGAAATCACATAGTGCCCGTTTAATAATAGTAAATGCTGACCCTGATATTGAAGAAATACCAAACTTTGAAGAAATATATAATGAATTAATTACTTGCCCATTTGATGATACAGATGCTGATTCTAATACATCAGAATTGGAATTAGAACCAATATCTGATAATGATGATGATAAATCCGAAGTTGAATCAATAAAATCAATTAATTTTGATAATATTGAGGAAAATGCTGAAAATGTTGTAGATATTTTTGAAATTAATAAAAAAGCTTCAAAAAGACATTCATTTAAAAAGACGGATTCTGATTTGGAGGATGATTCTGAAAATGAGGATGAAGAAGAAGACAATGAAGATTCTGAAAATGAAGATGAGGAAGAAGATGATGATTCTGAAGAAACCCTTGATTTAGATTTAGATATTCTTCTTGAAATCCCCAATATGCCTGTTATTTTAATCTATCAAGAGGCACAAGAGGGTGTTATGGATACATTGCTCGATGAGGATGAAATAGATGGACAAAAACGTGGTAGTCCTGGATGGGAATCAAGATGGATTGCTTGGTTATTCCAAATTATTGCCGCATTAACATTTTTACAAAGTGCCATTTGCTTTACACATAATGATCTTCATTCTAATAATATTCTTTGGAAGACTACAGATAAAAAATTTTTATATTATAAGACAAAAGATGGAACTGTATGGAGAATTCCAACATATGGAAAAATTTTTAATATAATTGATTTTGGCCGTTCCATTTTTAGACTTGGAAATCATTTATGGGTTTCTGATGATCATTGGCCTGATCAAGAAGCGGGCGAACAATATAATTTTGGACCTTTTTTTGACCATACAAAACCAAAAAATCCTCCCAATCCTTCATTTGACCTTTGTCGTTTGGCAATTAGTTTAATTGATGGACTATTTGACGAAAAGCCATCAAAAAAGAAAGGAAAGGGTGTTTCAATAATGAGCGAGGAAAATGGATGGAAAGTATTTGAAACAAATTCTCCTTTATATAATCTTCTTTGGAGTTGGACAGTTGATAAAGATAAACATACTGTTTATGAAACAAAAGATGGTGAAGAAAAATATGAAGGATTTGATTTATATATTAGAATCGCACATGATGTACATGGAGCAGTTCCAAAAGACCAACTTCATAAACCAATGTTCCAACAATATAAATGGAAGCAAAAAGTTCCAGAAAGCGAAACAGTATATTCTCTTGGAGTATAAATAAATAAATTAATTATAATACTTAAAATGTATTCAGATTAATTTATATTATGCGTAATTTTAATTAGATAATTATTATTGACCTGCTGCAGTAGCACAAGGGCATCCATTACTTACATTAGTACATCCTGCATCATTTTTCCTGTAAAATGGCATATTACCATTTTTAACGGTATTAATAATGGATTGGTCATAAATACCTAAATAAGGTGCTGAACCTGTTGTAGGTTGATTTGTATTTGAACCAGCAGGAGGAGTATTCCAAGGAGAAATACGATTGATAAATGAACCGGATATAGTAGTAGCTCTGCGGCGCTGTGTAATTAAAGAACTATCATATATAGTTGTAGGCATTTCTACAAACCTTACAGAAATTAAATTATCTTCCTGCTAGGCGAGGTGGTCCAACCTGTAAGTCAAAATCACTGCCAGCATCACCGCCGCCAACAAATGACATTGGTAGTGTATTAGGTAAGTCTAATTTTGGAAATACATCAGGTACTAATACCCCAGTAAATGCTATTAGGATTGAACCACTTATAAAATCTTGTAAGAGTTGAAGTTTTTTATACTCTTTATCTTTATACTTTGCAGCAGTAAAACTTAAAGTTATAAAAACTATTCCTCCAACAAAAATCCAGGGGAACCAACTTGGCATCATTATTCAGTTCTTTTGAGAAAAACACATTCCCTCCACCCGCACTTAATTTAATTCTTCATAATCATCTAAACCAATTCCCTCATCTTCTGATTTTTTATCATTCAAGTCATCAAAATCAATTCCTTCAGATAAAGGAGTTCCAGATTCATCCAAAATTTCTAAAGCCGGGGTCTCATCAATATCATCTTCTCCATCTTTTGGTTCATAAATCATATCAGAATCTAATGGATTTCCCATATCAAATACTGCATCAAATTCTCCAAATCTAACAGTTGGTTTATCTTCAATTACAATTGTTTGAGGTGTAGTTATAGCAGCAGGCAAAGAAGGAATTATAATTTCATTTTTTAATACTTCTTCTTGTTTTGGTTCATTACTATTTGGAATATTAACTACAGGCATATTAGTAGCAGATTCAGAATTAATACTTTTAGGTTCATTTATTGGAATATCATTAGATACTTGTACTGGTAATGATGCGTCAAGTGTTACTGGAACTTCATTAATTACCTCTTCTTTCTTATCTTTCTCTTCCCTTGCGTCATCCTCTTTTTCATCCTCATTATCACTATCCTCATCCGCATCAGCCTCTTCTCCATCCGCTTCACCACCAACAAAATCCTTAAGAATAGATTTAACAGGAACTAAACTTCTTACAGCTTGTAAAATTCCTTCATTAATAATTTGTTCAATATTTCTGTAATTTTGCTGCTTTTCTACACCTGAAATGCCATCTCTAAACAAATAGGTCGAACTCCATAGCAACTTTGAAGTTTCACACATAACTTTAAACAAAAAATGCTCAACTTTTGGAACATTAATTTCAACTTTTTTCTTATTTGAAGAAAGACGAATTGCGGTTAGAACTTTTGTATGCGCAATAAAAACAGCAGTTAATAAATCCTCCAAATAATCACAACCAGAATTTGTTTGGATTCTATGAATTTCATTTTTAACTTTCTCCATATTCCAATCGTGAATTTCATTCAAATAGTTCTGAAATTGCCATAGTACTCTTTTAGGTTCAGTTAACATATCTTGTTTAGCTTTATCAAGTAATTCAATGAAAAACTGAAAATAGGCGGGAACTAAAAATACACAAAGTTGCTTTGTATACTCTGCTCGCGCATCTGAATACACTGAAAGGATTGAATCTGAACCTCTATTCATTCTTCTTCATTCTGTGTTACTGTTGAAGCATTATATAACGCACTTCCCAAAAATGCCCATAATGAACCAGATAGTTCAATACACTTGCCGTAGTCTCTCAAGATTTTTTCATTTGAAAGTAACTCATTAAGCAATATTTCAGGATTGTATCCATTTTTAATATATGTTATTAACTTGTCTTCTGTTAGTGTTTTAATTGTTTCATTTTCATCTTCACGATGTTTTATTATATTTTTCCAAGTATCAGGATATTGTAATTGTAGAAATGCGCAATGATTGGCACGGCGATAGGAATATTCATTCTTTTTCATATAATTTTTGATTTCATCCGTATTTAATCCAGTATATGTTTTTCTTAAAAATGATTCTAATTCTATCCAGATTGGTTGATACATTTTTTTAATAATACATCTTGAACGAATTGGTTCTTGAAGACGACCAGCATCGCGACATTCCAAAACAAATAAAACATCTTGGGCGTGTGTTTCCAAAATCCTACGCAAAAAAGCTTGTGCTTCTGGCGTTAAATCATCTGCTCCTTCTAACCATAAAATGGCTGGTTCAGTACGACGAGCCCAAATATGTAATTTCTGACGACCATCTCTCAATGTTCTATCTTTTCGACACGGACATACAAATAATTGTTTTTTAATTTCTTCTGCGTACTTCTGAATCCAGTAACTTTTACCGCATCCAGGAGGACCTGTTAATATGATTGGAGTATTATCCATTATTAATTATATTTGGTAGTATCCTTTTATATTCTTATTTTTAGTAAATTTATTTGCGCTTATTATATCTACGCTTATTGGATTTATGTCTCATTGTGCGACGGTGCTTTCCACCACAAGAACGACGTCTATGGGTGCTCTTACGTCTCATTGTACGACGCTTTTTATGGCTACTACGTCTTTTAGTACGTCTTTTACCTCCATGTGCTACATTTCTCATCATTGCTGCGGGAGGCATAGGAGCACCAGCAGTTGTTGCCCACTCCATAACCTTTTCAGAAGGCTGTTGCATACTTGCTCCATAACGGAAATTAACTGGCGCCATACCACCAGTTGTTACAGGTACTACTGGTGTACCTGCAGATGCGGGCAGAACATTATTGTTTTTGCGTGTAGCATTATTGTTTTTGGGAGCATTAGGAGTTTTGGGAGCATTTGTATTATTACCTACTATAGCACTTTTTGCATTAGAAAATACATTTCCAATTGTATTTAAGAAACTTCCACTCTTATTAAGACCGTTATTTGCACTATTTGCAACAGGTTTAGAATTATTAGCACTCATTCTATATTTTAAACACAAAATTTATGCGCCATGGTAAAATTGAATTTCAATCGGAATGTAAATAAAATACACGCAAAAATGGAATGTCTAATCTGTAAAGATTCTGGAGAAGAACCTCTCCAAGATAATATATCGTGCCCCTGTAAATATAAACGCCATACAAGTTGCTGGATTGATTATGTTCATTCTAAATCTAAAATATCTTGTCCACTATGCCGAACAGATTTATCAGTAAAAGCAAAATACATTCCTAGAACGCCGTACGCTCCGCAATTAAGAACCATACCTGAAGAAAGAAGTGAAGTATTTATTCGTCAAGATATATCATCATATCAAAATGATACTGTTATTGAACTACAACCTCAACCACAAAAACAGTGTCAAGAAAAAGTATCAAAATTTGTAACAAGTTTCTTATGTGCTGCTCTTATTACAGCAATAGTAATACTTATTATTGTTGTATTTTAAGCATTTATATATTATTTTTATTGGCCAGAAAGGTGAGCACGATATTCACGAATGGCTGCTTCATCAATTTCAGCATTTTTTCTCAAAGATTGCATCAAAGGATTATTATCAACCGCTTGAACCGTATCATATTGATTTCTCTCACGACTTACATCCAATTTGAGTGGAACTCTGTACTCAACACGACCAATATCACCAACACCAGGAGTGACATCAATTGAGCGGTTAATTGCTAAAGCACGGTCATTAATGAAATCAGTATCAAGTTTCTTGGATGATTGCTTACCAGGGTCTCCATTGAATGTAGCAGAATTACCAGAGCCAGCAATGGGTTTGCGTCCACGAGCAATTTGTTCCTTATTGGGATTAGTGCGCATATTATATGCGAAAGTGGGGTCCATAACATCATTCCAAGCACCATTACCTCCAGGACCAGTCCAAGCAAGATTGCTTGAAAGTTGAGCCTTTTGTGTGGGACGAGCAATATCATCAGGGTCATATACCTTCAAACGATTTGGCGCCGAGCCGGCAGCCATAATACCAGGTCTGTCCAAATAAATGGTAGATTCCTTTACAGTTGTACGAGCAATATCCTTGGGGTCCCATACAGTAATAGCAGGTGCGCGTTCAGCAAATGCTATAGGTGTAGCAGTCATACGAATATTTCCAGTTGTTTCACCACGACGAGTTGGACGGGCATCATCTGTATAATGTGATGTGACGAGACCATTATCAGCAGGAACAGGGTTCAAAGCCATTACACGTTCAGATGTTTCATTACGTTCATTCGGACGAATCTCAATAGAATTTTTACCATAATCCGCTTCAGCCGCATCCATATCTTTAGTATAATAACTAGTCATATCTGCATTACGATAACCAGCTCCACCATATTGTTGTGTCATAGGCATACGATAAGAACCAGTAACATATGATTCACCAAAATCCTGTGAAGAGGCAACACCTTCATATTCAACGGATGTTTCAGGACGAGTAGTGTGAGGTAGAACTTGAACAGAACGAACTGTTTCTTTAATTACTTCACCATTTGTTACAAAGAAACGCTCACCAGTTTCATCAATATAGAAAGTATCAGGTTTGTATTTACGCACTTCACCAACATCAGATACATTCGCAGGTGTTCCAACGAAATGTTGACCAGGAACCATAGGTTGATTATAGGTCTCTTTAGGATTGGAGAGAACGCGGAGTTCATTGGTATCTTTGGGACGCATAATTTCATTAATTTCAAGTTGTTGGAATCCACCTTTTCCAGCAAAACCAAACTTTTCACCAATACCAGAGCCAACTTTAGTGGGTTCAAAAGGACGTTCTCCATTACGAGCAATTGGGGCTTGAGAGGCAACGCGTGATTGGAAAAATTCAGTATTATCCTCCATACCGAATGGATTTCCATAAGGTGCACGTGATGTTTCAAACATATTTTCAACTTCACGCTTTTTCATTTGTGTTGTTCCATTACCATTGTAGAAATCCAAAGTTTGAGTATTAGCCTGCGGAGCAATATTTTGTTTAATACGACCACCAAAGAATGGCTGCATATTGTTATGTTTAAACTCATTTGAAGGAATCTTTTGACCAGAAAGAGGGCTTATTACATAGTCTTTTTCAATGTAATTTGGGTCAGCTTCAGTATTATCAGATCTGAATTCAGTCATTGGTATATTAGAATCAATAGGAGAAGGAGCTGGTTGTGTGCCCGGGGTGAATCCTGGGGCGTAAGGAGGTTTATTTGAAGCATAACCCATTGCTGTACCGTAAGGACCAGGACTTGGTTCGGAAGGATATGTTTGACCATTTGGCATTTGGTACATCATATCTAGTTCGGGTCCAAAACCAACAGCGGAAGCACCCTTTGGTGCTATAGTTAATGGGTCAGAGTTAGGGCCTCTAGCGGCAGGCATAAAGCCTTCTCTTAAACCAGATTGTGGAGTTGTAAGAAGTGGATATTCCCTATCAGCTGGAGGAATACTAGCAGCGGCTTTAGCATTTTTAGCCATTGCGCCATTAAAACCCTCTTTAGTTCCACTCGCTTTTGAAATTAGATAACCTAATCCTAGTAAACCAGATAGTGCGGCGATTTCCATACTACTGGCAATATCCTTTAATTTTTTAGGCTATTTGACATCTTAATTTCATACCTCATAAAGATATATTTTAAAGAATATAAACAAAAATTTATTATTAATTATAATGTCAATTCATATTGAATTAGAAAAAATAAG